ATAGCCCGACTGTTACCGCCGTCTTATCTACAACCGGCGTAAGCGTTGCTTCTATTTCTGTAGGTATAGCTTTTTCTTCTTTACTCATAGTAGATTCTCCTATCTTAGATTTTACCATAATAATAGCTAAAATATTTCTCCGTAGCTACCGTAGTCTCCACTATCTACGGTCGGTGCGGTAGTCGGGCTATCGTAGACGCTCGTATAACCGCCCTCCCCTTTAGCGTAGTCTACGATATTTGTTGTTAGATTTTTACGGAGGATATACCAGTTAAGGTCTTTATCCTCAAAGAATAGATACTGATAAGAAGCCGTCTCGGATTTACCGGAATAACCGTATTTAGCCGTCGGAGAAGTTAATTCTACGAGAGGTGCTACGCCTCCACCTCCTCCGCTACCGCCGAGAGCCTTATAGAAGTTAATACCGTCGGTTAGTCGGACGTTAATATAGTTCGTCGCTCCGGCTTTCTCGTACTCGATTTTAACGCTATCTTTAGCGTCTTTCGGAAGCTTCTCTATTAAACGGTCGACCTCGGCTTTTAACTCCGTAGCTGTAATACCTTTAAGGTTAATCGTCGGATTTAGTTCGAGGCTTTTAATAGCGTTATCGAACTTTAGAATATCGTCGGCTATCTTAGCGAATAGCTCCTCGTTCTTCGTATTATCGAACTTCTCGGGAATAGCCGATTTAAAGTTATCTACTAACTTAGCGAAAGAGACGGATATATCTCCGCCTAGCTTTTCGTTACTAAGAGCGACCGCTTCGGCTAGACCTTTCGAGAGTTCGGAGATAGTAGCCTCTAATGGCTTCTTCTCGTCGGCGGATAGATTCTTAATACGAGATATAGTCTCCGTAGCTATAACGCTAGCTAGAGACTTAATCTCGGCTTCTCGAGCTTCTTCCGCTTCTCTCTGTTTTTTTAAAGCGATTTGTTCTAACTTATTAGGCATAAACTACTCCTCGTTAAGTAGTTTATCTACCGCTCGATTAACCGCTTTTTCGCTTAATTCTTCTACTCTCTCCTCGAGTTTTCGGGTAAGGCTCGGCTCGTCTACTCCGCCTGGTCGCTCCGGTAATCCGGTAATAGGAGGTTGGTCTAATTCGTCTTTAAGAATCGCTACCCAGATACAACGGCAATGATGATGTATAGGAGGGTCGAACTCTGTTCGCTTATATTCGGCTTCGTCTACGACGCTTCCATCTAGGTCGTCGCATATCGGGCAAGTCTTAGTATCGAGAATAGCCGAGTACTGATACTCGCTAATATCGTTAGAGCTATCTTCGAATACGTCTTTACGACCCTTATTTACGCCGGTCGCTACAATAGCTGCCGCCGTTACGCCTATAATCTCCTTATAGAAGTCGGTAAATAGCGTACTAACAGTAGCGATAACCGCTCCGATAGATAGTTTAGAGAGCTGGTCTTTACGTCGAGCCTTAGCTACTTCGGCTTGAATCTTAAAGATTAAGTCGGAGTATTGCTTTTCGACGATACTTACGCTCTGGTCTCGGAAGAAGTCTTTAGAGGCTTTCGGAGTAACCGGAGCTTTTACGCCTAATTCGTCGCTCGCTCCGTTCTTACCGTAAACGTAGGATTCGAGACCGGATTCTTTAACGGCTCGGATATACTGATTCTTTACGTTCTCGTCGAATAGAGACTTCTCGGTAATCTTACCGTAGTCTTTATCTTCGAGGATTTTATCTAATTTAGCGATAGCGGTCTTAGCTAGCTCGTCGTAGAGAGGTTTAGCCGAACGCTCGAACTCTGCTTCTAGGCTATTAAGCTTTTTATCTAGACCGGTAAAGTTAACTTTCTTCTCCGCCGGAGTTAGGTCTCGACGCCAGCCGTCAGTAGCGAACTTAATCTTCGAGTTATTCGAAGTATTAGGAGTCTCTATAGGGTCGGTTTCTTCGCTATTATCTTCTTCGCCGGACGTAGCTTTCTCTAGGACGGTAACGTCTATATCGAGCTTATCGGCGACTTTTTGTACTACGCCGTCGATTACTTCCTGCGGTAACTTATCTTTTTCGGTTAGTTTAATAAAGACTTGCTTTAGAAGCTCGATAGTCGAGTCGGTAAGGTCTTCGAACTTAAACGTACCGTAAAGAGGTTTCTCGAAGTTATAGTTATATAAATCGGAGATAAGGTAGCTCGTAATATGAGTAGAAAGCGAGTTACGTACCGCTTTAAGAGCTTGGATAAAGAAGTCGCTCTGGTCTTGGCTAAGACTATACGAACCGGTCTTAGAGCCTGTACCTAAAAGAATAAACATCGCTAGGACGCTTCGAGCCATTTCTGCGTTATGGTGGTCGACGTAAGGCATTAAATCGAATTGAGAGCCGGTATTAAGAGCTTCTAGCGTATAGCCGTTCGGTAGACCTACCGTAGCCTTAAAGCCTAGTTCGTCGACGGCTTCTACCGTAGCGTCTAACTCGGCTTGAGAAGCCTTTTCTTTACCGGTAACTACCTTAGTCTTTAGAGCGTCGCTTTGAGCCTGTTGCTCCATAAAGTAGTAAAGTCGTCGCTTTTTATCGTAGCTAGAATAAGCGGAGGTAAACGCCGAACGACCTTTAAGGTTATGGAACTCTTTACCGTAGGTATAGAGAAAAGCCCTTTCGAGAGGGATAACTACTTCTTTATAATCGCTTCCGATAAACGCTCGTTGTTTAAATCCGTTAAATCCGCCTCGGTCGTCGGAGCGAATCGTAATCGTCGTCGGGTCTCTCCACGCTACTTTACGGAATACGACTCGACCGTCTTTAACTTCTAGAACTTTCTCGAATCCGGCGTAACCCTCGATAACGCCTCGTAGAGCTTGGGCTAGGACTAAATCCATCGGCGTACTCATACCGCCTTTATGGGGAGGTAAGCGTAATCTATCTTCTACCCACTCGCTTTGAGCGATAGCTTCCGGCGTATCTTCGTCCGGCTCTATCGTCCAGTTAGAACCGAGGAGAGGCATTACTATCGTATTAAATAAGGCTTGTACCGTACCGTCGGTATCGAGCATTTTCTTAAAGTCGGCTACTTTTACTTTACTGGTATCTATAAACTCGTCGCCGAATATAGAGGGCATTAGCCCGACGGTCGAGGTACCAACTTCTACGCCAACTTCCGGCGGAGTAGGCTTGGCTAGTGAGATTTTGAGTGGTCCGATATTCATATCTATAGTATAATCCTTATTTTTATTCTCGCATACGTTCTTTTAATCTAGAAGCTACATCTTTACCGGTACTGGCTTTCGCCTCGTCTTCTGTACTGATTATATCAGCTAATGAGTAAATAAGTGAGTCCGCTCTGTCCGGACTTTTACCCTTATAACGAGCTTTCCAGTCGTCTTTACTTTCGACGGTTAAACCTCTACCGGTAAACTTATACTTTCTCGTTGATAATTGCATTATTAACTTATCGTCTTTCGGGATAGCTAGCTCTCCGGCGATAAATAGCTCTCTCGCTCTCCACCATAATTGCGAAGCTAGGTTAGCGAACGTAAGACCGGTAGCGTCCGGTAAAGCCTTAGCGTTGTTATGAATCTCGGCGATACCGTCTATATTAGCGTCGGCTAGAGTATCGTAGACTCCGCCTCCGAGTCCGTCTACGTCGATACCTATAAAGACCGGTCTCGGGCTACTAAACTGTAGTATTCGTCCGGCGGTAGCGGTCGTACCCTCTTTAAATGATATTTCTTGCTCCGGTATATAACCGCCGTAACGAGGCGTAATAACGGTTTCGTCGTTACCGAATCGAGCAGGGTCTACGCCTAATCGTAATGGGCCACCGGCTTCCTTTAATCGCTCTCGGTGTTCTTTTTCGTAGGCTAGCTCTAGGTAGTTAAGCGGAATAATCGTATTAGTAGACTCGCTCGGGAAGTTACCGAGTACACGAGCTTGGAACATTGGGCTATCTATACCCCAAGAATCTATCTTCTCGAACGCCCAACGAGGAGAGACGAGCCAAGGGCTAACTATTTCGACGTTATCGAGGTTAACTTCTTTTAAATCTTCTAGCGTCCGGATACCGTTATTTATAAAGTTCGGCGTATCGAATACCGAGATATGGATTTTATTCGAGTAATCCCAACTATGGTGCGACTCTCGGAAGCTACCGCTATCGGAAGTCGGGTTTCCTATCATTAGCATACGAGCTTTTTCGGAGGTCATCATACCCTCGATAGCTTCGAAAGCGTCTTCGTTAACTCCGGCTGCCTCGTCGATAATAATTAGAATATCGCCACTTGCGGCGTGAAAGCCCTGTAGCTTATCGGGGTCGCCGGAAGAAGCTCCGATAGCGTACCAGTCCGGAGCTATATCTAATCGAGTCTTTAAAGCTTCTCCGCCTAAAGGTTGATTACTCGATTCGTGAGCCGAACGTAACTCCCTCCATAGGAGGTTTTCGACTTGACGCATTGTAGGAGCGGTAGATACAACGATACTTTGAGGGTGCGAGTATAAGAACCATAAAGCCGTTCTTGCGGCGATATACGTCTTACCTACGTCGTGGCAAGCTCGGACGGTCGTATAGCGGTTATCTCGAACGGATAGAATAATCTCCTCTTGCTTCGACCAAAAAGAACCGCCGAGAATCCACTCATTAAAAAAAGGAGGAGATATTTTACTCGCTTTTCTTAACTTACGAATCGCCTCCGCTTGTTTCTTGTCCATTTTCTGATAATACCTTTTCTGCTGCCTTAATCATATCCGAGAAGCCGGACCATACGTTATTACCTTGAGGGTCGCTAAGAGCCGATACGCTCGTAGGAATACCGAGAACGACTCTCTCTCCGTCGATAGCTATCTTTAATGCTTTCGCTAGTTTTTCTAATTCGAACGTATTTATAGGTCGAGGTATCGGTTTACCCTCTACTAAGACGAGATTACCTCTCTTATCCGTAAAGTAACTACGCTCGGCTATATCTATAATCGACTTATTCGCTAGAGCCTGTAGGTTTTGCCAATGCTGTAAATGCCGGCTCTGTGCTTCGCTCTTAGTATCGAGTAGCTTCTGCGTAAAATCACTATAGGCTTTTTCGCCAAGCTCTTGCCGTAATTCTGCCCAACCCTCGGACTTAGCTCTTTTCTCTAAAGTCGTAGAGCTAACACCGTATTTCTTGGCTAATTCTCGATACGAAGTGGTAGAGTCGGTTAGATATTCTTTACGAACTACGAACCAATCTACCTTAGTCTTACGAGCTACGGCTTTCTTAGGCGTTGTAGTTTTCGCTTTGGTAGTTGATTTTTTAGTAGTACTCATATCTCTATTCTAATACTTTTCGAACGGAAGCCAAAAACGGAAGCGTACCCAGAAGCCTTTATAGTAGCGTTTATCGGGGATTATTCCGTTGTCCGGTAACGATGATAATTTAAAGATTCCGAGGTCTAGGACTCGCCAACCGTCGTACCTGTATCTAAAATCGTGGTCGACGGTTAGAACGAGTTGCCATTTATCGAGAACCTTTTTAGGTCTCAATTTCATAGAGCTTATTCCTCTACTGGAATATCGTATTCTTTACCCATTCGGACTTTAGGAGTCGGGTAGTCGAGAATCTTTACGAGAACGCCGAAGAACTTACCGCTCTCTACGTCTACGGAGTGGATTTCTTTAAGAACCCAACCCTCCGGCTCGGTATACTCGGTATCTACTTCGATACTAACGACCTTAATTACGGCTTGAGGCTTTTTCGGTGGCTCTACTGGAGCTTCCGGCGTTACTTTTTCTTCGTTGGTAGTTTTGTCCTTTGACATAAGACTGGTCTCCTTTATTTATTGACTTATTTAGTTTAGCACGATTTAGTCGCCTTTTTAAACCATAGAGCTTATTAAGCGTCTCTTGGTCTAGGCTATCTCTTAATTTATACATTAGAACCCACCTCCTTTAGGTCTTCGGAGTTTTCTTCATCGGGGATTGCCTCTACTTTATCGACGTACTCTAGGAAGCCGTTTTCTATCGCTTTATCGTGGTCGAGAATAACGAGACCGAGAGCCTCGAACGCTTTTTGTTCTTCCGGCGTAGCGTTATTACAGTAATAACCGGCGATTTTATCCATTTTAAAGTTAACGAAGTAACTTAGCCGATAGTAGAGCATACTCCGGACTTTCGTATCCGTTACCGCTTCGATAATCTCTCGGAGGTGTTCGGGAGCGTCTTCGTATAAATCGTCGGGGAAGTAGTTAACGTCGTCCGGCTCGTAGATATTCTTACCGGCTAGGTCTTTATCGTACTCGGATTCTAGCTCGCTCGGGTCTTTACCGTCCGGAGAGACCGAATTAACTATATCGCTAAGAGGTACTATATTCGTCGTAACGGAATAAATCTCCGTATCTACGTTATGGACGGTCATTAACTCGGCTAGCTTCTCGGTATTATTCGTACCGATAGAATCGTTATGAGATAACGCTAGCTCGATTTTAGCTTGCATTACACTATCGAACGTCCGGACGGATTTCTTACCGTCTAGTACGATATGGACTCCCTCGGAAGTTTCGACTATTTCGACAATTACGACCTTAGCCGTCTTCTTACCGAGTTCTTTATAGGCTCGGAGACGAGTATTACCGCCGAGGACTTCTCCCTCCGTCGTAACTAATAGCGTCGAGTGTTCTCCGAGTTCGAGCTGTTTTTTAAGGCGTTCGAAGTCTTTAGCCTCTACGTCTCTAGGATTATCTTTAAATAAAAAGAGGTCTTCTACGTTAGCCGTCGTAATACCGTCGGCTTTAGTAAAGTTTATTTTCTTCATTTTAGGACTGGTCTCCTTAGTCATAAAACAATGATACCATAAGAATAATTTAAAGCACTAGCCCCCCACTTCCTAGCTAGCGGAGGAAGACGAAAAATAAAGTTAATAGCTAGTTTCCGGATTCTTAGCTTAGGTTATACCGGCTACGATATAACTTAGTTTGCTTCTATTTACCCACTAAGAAAAGCGGTAAAGAGTATAGAGCGAGTTGGCGGTAAGTCCGAAGACTCATATAGTCGGGGTAGACTATAACTTCGTGGCGTTTAGCTAAGGCGACCGCTAACCTATCTATACTCTTTTTCGTATTGAGATTTTATACTAGTCAATATAAGGTAACTCTAGTCGACCGGAGTCAGTTTCGCTATTAAAGTACTTGTAGTTCTCGATATAAAAGTGCTAAAATAGAGCTATATCTAGCAAGATGTATCACACCCTCCTAGAATAGCCGTCTCTTACGAGGCGGTTTTTCTACTTTATAACTGATTTATCTAGCCTTTGTATCTCTACCCTCCAAAGGTACAGAAGAACTTGTAAAATGTTTCTTTTTACAAAGGTTATACTTACTATAGCTCGTTTAATACCCTGCTGTAAAGTATCTTACTTTTACCTCGGTCGAATTAGACCCTCACGTATAAACGGAAGCTGTAATTCGATAGCGTGTACCGCTAAATTAGCTACTCCGGCTTCTAATTCCGATACTCGCCGGTCTTTAGTTTTATCCTCGATTTCGAACATTAGCGATTCTATAGAGCGAATATAGTCTCCTCGAACTACTAATAAATCTCGGTTTACTAAAGCCATTAAGTGCCGTCCTAGAGTCGGAACGTACGGTACTGCGTCGTGTAAAGCGTCGTGAGGGTCTCGGTACATCGGTGGTATAAGTTCGTGAGTTTGCCGGACGCTAGCGGAGTCGGGATTTACCGACCACTCTCTATCGTAGAATAATACGTGATGTCCTTTTTTAGCCATATCTCCGAACTTTCTGTTGTTCCTCCTCTATACGCTTTTTAGCTATTTCAAAATACTTCTCGTCTAATTCCATACCGATAAAGTTGCGGTTGAGGTTATGACACGCTACTCCAGTTGAGCCGCTGCCCATAGTGAAGTCTAGGACGGTTTCGCCTTCGTGGGTGTAAGTTTTGATGAGATACTCCATCAGTGCAACAGGTTTTTGGGTTGGGTGTAGTCCACGTTCCGATTTTACATCTAGCAATGATACTGGGTAATATTCATCGCTGGCATAATACAATGGCTTAAGATTGCCGCTTGCTTCACCTGCTTTGACTTTACCGCCTTTCATTCTCATCTTACCCTTTGTCATTTGTGGGTAATATGTTTTCCCAAAAACACTGATAATTTCGTGAGTTTTTAAAGGTTGATATTTTGCTAAAGCTACATTTGCACTTGTCCGTTTATGCCACACCCAGTCATACTTGTAGTTCTTAATATTGCTCATTCTCAAGGCACTACTAAACGGCTCACTGCCAAATAAAACTATAGCCCCATTCGGTTTAATAATACGCTTCAATTCAGCCCACATCGGTTCAAACGGTATTACACTATCCCACTTGCAGGCTGTCGTTCCGTATGGAGGGTCAGTGAGTATCATATCAACACTACCGTCGGGTATAGACTTCATCAGCTCTAGGCAGTCTCCTTGTCGTAAGTCAATCTTGCTCATTCTTTGCCTCATCGAGTCTTTCGTTATAGTTGGTCATTATTTGGCGTACCGTAGAAGCC